TCAGTCGATTTTACCAAGAATATTAAGCGTCTTTGCTTCTTCGCTTTGTTGCTTGTCACGTAGCAGGTGGGCATATACTTGTTGCGTAATTGTAACGTTTGAATGGCCTAAACGCTTAGATGCATAATTAATGTCGACGCCTTTCGATAGTAAGTAAGAAACGTGCGAGTGACGTAAGCCATGAACGGAAACTATATTTTCAAAACCAAGTTCACGTTCAATTCGTTCAAGCCAGTGGTTGTTGATAGTAGCCCAACGGCGGCCATCGAATAATTCATTGGCATCGTTCCATTCAGACTTTGCACTAATAAACGTTTCGTAGTTATCAAAGAAACGATCTGGCATAGCAATAGTGCGAATAGATGATTTTGTTTTTGGTGTGGTTGATTCGCCAGAACGTTGCTTGGTCTTTGTTACGCTGATATTGTGCGCATCAATATCAACATCATCACGAGTAAGTGCTAATGCTTCACCCGCACGCAGACCTGACAATGCAATCAAATAAATCATGAATGACGTGTTCCACTTAATTAGCTTGTCGTTAGTTTCGATGTATTTAAGTAGCTGGTTAAACTCATCAACTTGAAGGAATTTTTCATCCGCAGACTTGGAATCAGCGCCTGGTATAATAACGCCATAGGTGGGGTCAGCTGTTATTAAACCATCGTGAAATGCTTGTTCGATTACTTGTTTCATAATCTGGTGACGCTTAAGTACAGATTTACGTTTCTTGTCGCTTGAATAATCGTTCAAGAATGCTTGATACATTTGGCGAGTAATCTGATCTAGTGTTACATTCTTAAAATACATATCAACAACGTATTTGCGAACTGCATGCCATGATTCTTTTGTTGTTTCCTTGAGACCAGCATCGAACCGTAATTGTTGATACTCGTCGAAATAATCGCTGAAAAGGGTAAGGGTGCCTTTTTGAAGTGTTGGCTTGCTATTGGCAACTGAGTATTCAGCCGCCCAAGCTTCAGCTTCCTTTTTGGTCTTGAAACCACGCTTACCTTTTTTGCGATATTTTCCGGTTGTGTCTTTGAATGATATTTCAACACGCCAACCGTGTTCGGTTTTATATACTGACATTAACTTAAACCTAACCTTTACATAAAAAATTTAGGCAGTTTAAAGACATACCCAGGTCTGGTAAAATTGAATACGGAAATAGGGCAGTGATGTTCTGTTTTGTTCGATACACGCACACTACTTGTTTGGCGACGGGAGTGTGCGTGTTTTTGAGTTCAAATTTAATATTGTAATAGCGATTAAATCAGCATGATACAATGTGCTTTGAATCACCAGTCGGAATGTTATAATTAAGTTATTCCGAAACAGAATATAAAGGTGAAAATATGAAAGAAATAATTACATTTTTAATCGTCTCTGGTGGATTGGGTTTTTTCAATCTGTACATCGCACAAGAAAGCGATTTATTATATTTTGGAAAATATAATAAAGAAGAGCGCTTGGCCTGGCTATCCATCTATTCAGTTTTGAATTTTTTGTTCATTAAGCTATGTTTTCTAATTTATGAAAATATCAATTCTCTCACGTACGGAAAAATACTAAGTGTGTTAATCGCTTTGGTGATAATTATTCTGGATGTCATTATGACTTTTGTTTTACCGATTGTGCTCAATAAAATGATTGAATGTGTGCGACGTTTAATGAACAAAGAGTCTCGTTCATACCTTCCACCAACGAATTCGTTTTTTGAAGATATTGATCAATGGCGTTTATACGCTTTCGATTTCGACGGAAATTTAATTAACGCAGGGTCAATACTTCAAGCTACGGAAGAGCGTCAAACAAACTTTTTACTAATGCTACGACCAACTTTGCCCACAGATAGAGAAAATTACCAAACCTTCTTGTCCACATCATTAGAGTTGGCGCAACATGGTATGATTCAAATTTGTGAGCTGACGGATTACACCAATAAAATCCATTTCGTTAAAATCAAAGAAATCTAGTTTTCCTTTGATTTTAAATTTTCCTTCAAGCGGGAGAATGTGTCTAGGTAATCTTCAGGTGTTTCTCCACGAATGCTTTTGGGCATACTGCGCGTCTCAGTTGTTGGCATTGACTTTTTAAATTCTTGCCATGTATCGTTACTCATATCAATTCCTTTCACGCCTCACTCAATCGATTGGGGCTCTGTAAGCTCTGATTTTAATTCTTCTAATTCTTCATTAGTTATGAAGTGATCAGTTTTTAATTTCACGTAATCATTGCTGCGTTCTTCAAAAATTCTGCAAAACCACTCTAAATCTTTTTTGAATGTTTTGGTTTCATGGTCGTTATCTTGATTGACAAAAGAAGGACCACGAAAGACATAGCTCTCAATAAGGGTATTAGTATTTTTATAAACCATTAAACAAAACTCGATATAGCGTATATATTCAAATTGCAATTCCGAAGTTAAAAATGATATTTCTGATTTTTTTAAATATTCAAGTCTTTTTGTGTTTTCAAGAATCCATTTATCGGCAATTGGTTTGTTTGGTGCGTCGAACAAATTATTCATATATTCTGTTTTGATCATTTCTTTGAACTTATTAAAACGCCGTTTAGCAGAAAAATACTGCCAAAAATGTACTACCAATGAAACAGATAACCCCAGTGCAAAGCTTATCAAAGAACTGTAATCAAAATCTTTGAGCATTAGTAACATTCTCCTTAAGCTTTTAACGTCGTTCCCATCTGGACGTATGTATGCCACCTTAATGGGTGGCTTTTTTATGTATCCCCGCTAAATAGGCGGAGAGACAGTTAGTTGTTACTGATAATTGCTGATTCGATAGCTTGCTTGATTAGAAGAATATTTGCCTTATCTTCTTTGGCAAACGTAATAGTGTTTTCATCCTTCACAGCGTCAAATACGCCTCCCTTAACGTCCTGAGAACCGGGGTAATTAACTTGCAAATATCCGACCGTTGCACCAGGGGCTTTCAATTGATAACCAGTAATTGAACTAAGCAGTATTGACTTTTCACCATCTAGCCCCTGTAACAGTGCATTAGCAGCACCGCCACGCGCGATACGCAAAAAATTATTATCCAAACGTACTGTTTGCTTATTTTTCTTAATATAAAAAGTCTTTTCACCACTAACTTCAGGGAAAAGATCAACTTGTTCTTTGTTTCCAAACATACCCATAATACATACTCCTTAGCTTTTAACGTCAATCCGTTCTGGACGTATATACTCCGCCTTAACGGGTGGCTTTTTAGTCTATATTAATGCCTTTTTCTCTCAAATTTTCAATACATTCAATTAAATAGATATTGTCATGCTCTGGGTAAATTGGAGAAGTCAGAACTTCACTTGATAGTGAAGTATAAGCAGCTTCCTTAGATCCACGGTACAAGGGGTCTAACCATAATTCGTTAGGTGTATATCCGCGACTTAGCATCTCAGTCATTACTAGTTGGTGATATTGAAATAATTTGTACGGTGAGTGGTTAAAGACGTAATTCACAGTTGCATGCTTCTTGCCCCAACCACCGCCACGAAGTGCACAACACTCTCTATGTTGCCCTAGCAATTGCTGACGAGGGAGTTTGGGTATTAAAGATTCGTGCCACAATCTCATATTAATAATTCCTTTCTAGGTAACGTGGTTAGTACGTCCAATTTTTAAAGAAGTAAAGATAGATAAAATCAACTATTGCGAAACCAACTATCAATGCAGCAGCTACGTATTTAAAATAAGCTTCTTTCAACTTAAAGTAAGCATATAGAGATATAGAGATTAGCAATAGTAATGTGTTGACAATGATTAAAATTGTACGTAGCAAACGAATGCCTCGCTTTCATGCTTGCATAACCGCTTTGCGGGCCATATCTTCAAAGTGCGATTGCAAGCCAAGATAGTTCATAAAGTCCAGCCAATTTCTACTTTCTACCGGGACATCATCAAACCAAAATGAAGCAATCATGCGTATTGCTTGTACATTGGCTGCACGTTCTGAAACTCTCATTATGTAAGGCGAAAAGTTATAAACTGCATCCGATTCGGCATCACCATAAAGCAGGTGAGCTAGTTCGTGAGCTAATCTGAACTCATATGCATACTGCGTACTTGAATTCGGATTCATGATGATCATAGATAAAAATGGTATTGCCATATCTGGACCATCGTCTTTTGTCTCAACATTAGAAACAGTTATATCATTCCGTCTTGCCAAGTTGAGAAGATATTCTCTTAATTCTTTCATCATTCACCAAGCATCAATTTAGCCATTTCGTACAACTTGATTTTTTGTTCATCAGTTAGTTCTTTACCTTCAAAGCGAAGGGTAGGGCCTAACTTGTCTAAGACTTCTTCAAGATCCACGGGCATATCGTCCTTCTTATTACTGTGCATCTCATCAGTGTTACCAAGCAGGTAATCTACTGATACGCCGAGGACGTCTGCCACGGCTTTAATTCTATCTACACTTGGTTTTTTATCCTTCCAGCTATAGATAGAATTTATGCCAATCCCAGCTGACTTAGCAGTTTCCTGAAGACTTAACCCTCGCTTTTTTGCGAGTTCTTTTGTTCTTTCAAATATTGTCATATCAACATTTCTCCATTGTTGATAGATTTATTTTACTCAATCGAGTTAAAAGGTGTTGACTATTTTATTCAATTGAGTAATAATAAATTCATCAAGTAATTGAGCAACAAAAAACAGACCTAAAATAATCAATGCTTTGGCGAGCGAATGTTGATATACAGGCGTTTATTGTGCTTTTTCTTATGCCTTTATATTACTCTATCGAGTAAAATAACGCAACAACTTGATTAACTAATCAACAAAAAGAAAGGAGCCTAACAATGACTGAACTGGAGATTGCGGCTAAGAACGTCAAAGAAAAGTTTGATATTGCGAACATCAAAACCGGTATTCCATATAAGGAAGTTGCCAAGATGTTAAACGTATCACCACAGCAATTATCGCGAGCATTGACTGGAACACGTCCACGCGATATTCAAATTCAAAAGGCGGCAGCACGTATTTACGGTATTGAAATTTAAGGAGAAATAAACATGACAAACGAACTGATTAAGGTGCAAACGAATCAAGAAGGTGAGCAACGGGTCAGCGCTCGTGAATTGTATAAAGCGTTGGCAGTTTCAAGTAATACACGTTTTTCTCGCTGGTTTGAAACTAACTCAACTATGTTCGTTGACGGGCTCGATTTTACAAGTGTGCTTACAAGCACGGTTGTAAACAACGGAGCTACTCGACAACTTGAAGATTTCTTAATGACGGTTGAAATGGCAAAGCACATCGCAATGATGTCAGGTACAGAGAAGGGAGCTGAAGTTCGAAACTACTTCATCGCAGTTGAAAAAGAACACAAGGCGTTGATGTCAGACCCACGTATTCAAATGGCAATGGGCTTGAAGTCAGCTCAACTGATGTTAGACCACAAGGACCAGATCATCGCAGAGATGACACCCAAGGCTTTATTTGCTGACGCAGTGTCAGCTAGTCAGTCATCAATTCTGATTGGTGAGTTGGCAAAGTTGCTTAAGCAAAACGGCGTAGATATGGGGCAGAACCGTTTATTCGGTTATCTCCGTGAAAATGGTTATCTGGTTAAGCGACAAGGTTCAGACCGGAACATACCAACACAGAAGAGCATGGAGCTCGGCTTGTTTGAGATTAAGGAACACAACCATATCAACTCTAATGGTGTGAACGTGACTACTAAGACGCCAAAGGTGACCGGCAAGGGCCAACAATATTTCATTAACAAGTTTCTTGGTGAAACTAAGGCTTTATTGGAGGTGTAGGAGATGAAGAATTTAAAGAAGGATACGGATGTAGCTATGTACAAAAGTCAAAAAGTAGCTCAAAGACAATCTGAGGTAGCGATTAGTAAGGAATTGAGTGAAGACGAAGAATTACGAGAAATGACATTGCAGATAGTTGGATTTTTAAAGCAAGAACCGGCCAGTTATGCAAAAAAAGAAAGAGCACTCAAATTGGCTAATGAGTTGCTCTTTACAAAATTAGTGACTACTCGTCGTGGCTAGAGTTGTCTAAAAGAATGATTTCTATTTCTTTATTTAAGTCGATGTGATCTAATGCGGCTTTCTCTTGTAAATAATTATCATACTGTTCTTGGTTGGCACCGACAACATAGATGGTGTACAAGAATGGGTTCCCATTTTCATCTACATCAGCTGTATTAATTGTTCCGACATGTAGCAATTTCCATCCTTCGGCTAACTTTTCATTGGCTTGAGCATTAGCATTTAGGTCGGAAAATTCTAAAGTAAACACAATATCGTTCATTAGTTTTCCCCTTTTTGAAAAATTTTTGGAAAGCAAATGAACCTTTGGAAAATCGGATTCAAAACATTTCCTACGTTAATTATAACTAAGCGCAGGCATTAACACAACGCAACGGGAGGTTTTATGAAAGTTTATGAACTTGTTGATTATCATTTAAAAGCTATCGAACGACGTATACCTTGGCTTTCAAAGCGAATTGGGATAAGCGAGTCAGCGTTACGGGCTGTTAGGTATGATGACCGTCGTCAATACACCTTGGAGACAATGGTCAAGATCGCAATTGCACTCGATATGGATTTAAACGAACTGAAGAACATTGATTGGAACAATCAAGAACAAGGAGGAAAACATGGCAACTGAAGTTCAAAAAGACGTACTTGGTCAAAAGGATGTTGCTGAACTGTTTGGTCACTCGGTGAATTGGTTCAAGAACAACCTGCGTTTCACTAAGAAGTTCATGCAAAACGTGCCAAACAAGACACCTAATGCGATTCGACCAACATATTTACGTCACGATGTCGAACGCTTTAAAGAATTGAATGATTGGTGGTGATGAGATGCAATCGGTAGGGTATGCAATCGTAATTGTTGTTGGCAGCGTGGTGTTCATAGCGTGGGTCTTTGATTTCCTAGATGCACATGGATTCCACTTGCGACCACATTGGGAGAAGAAGATAAAGGAGGCAACTGATGATCAAGACGATTGTTAAGGGATTGGCTAACGCATTCGATGCGATTGCACTCATTGGACTTGATAGTCAAGTTGAGAAGCGTTCCAAAAAGGCAGCCGCCGATGTTGGCTGGGATCCAGATGAATATTGGGATGGCTTTGTTGAGTACAACAACTCACATCAATAACAATTGAATATGGGTCGCGCATCGCCAGATGCACACCAACCACTTACACGTAATATTTTTTCTCTTACTGTTTGTCTCCTAACAACATGTTGGTGTGTGTCTTGGGGTGTGCGACCCAGAAAGGAATGGAAATGGATGAGTTTACTCCGGTGATGATTTCACCGAAACAATTGGTTTCAATCTTCATCGTTCAAGGTGTCGAAAACTTGTACGACGAAGAGTTGGCTGACCAATTAGGAATTAGCATGGTTTCGTTGAACATGATGCGTGAAGCAAGGTTTGCTGGCATCTTAATGCCGCCTTGGTTAGCGTTGAATGTACATCGTCTTTTGTCAGAAAAGCACCATCTTATTGAAGCCACAAAACAAATATTGGAGGACGATCATGGCGGATTATGATATTGGATCAACTGGTCCTGCGTAATTGCATCACTACTTTGCGCCAGCTAAGGAGTTTGACATTGAAGCAGAGCGTAAGCGCATTCTGAAATATAACGGTCGTTTGGAACACCGTACTAAGTGGGTAGCGCCTGGTGAAAATCAAATGAAGAAAGATGAGTACGAAAGTCGGTACCAAGTGTTCAAGAAGATGCGAGACGCAGGCAAATCAGTAAGTGAAATTGCATCAGCTATTGGAGTGTCTAAGGTGACGCTGTCATCGCTTCGTTATCGTGGACGTTACCAAAAAGAAAACGCCTAACGGCTGCAACCGTTAAGCGCGAAAAGGGGTAAATCTGTTTAGGATGATTTACTCCTCCAGAGTACCACAAGGAGGTATGAAATGAAACACGAATTGCGATTAGAAGCTCAAAAACGTATGAATCGAGCCTTCAAGGCAGAACAGCGGGGTAACAATGACGGTACTGTTTCGGAGTTTGAAACGGGCGTTGCTGACGTTTTGAACTGGGTGGCCGAATATGTTCGATGAATTAATTGATCCACCTGATGACCCAAAAGATGAAGAAGAAGCACTTAACGATTACATGGATGAATACGAGGATACAGACTTATGAGTGAAATGGGAATGATTATCTCGACTGGCGAGATTGCAACGATGGAGCAACTTACAAACCCAAAGTTGTTGGAGCAAGTTGATAACGACACATTGGAAGAATTGAAGTACACATCAAAGATGGTCGCTGCACCAGCTGTCAAAGCGATTGATGCAGAAGTTAAGCGTCGTCTTGACGAGGGCGTCACATTCAGTCATGCACAATATCGCGAGGGTATGAGGACGGAAATTTCAGACAATGACAATGCATTGAAGCGGGAGTTCGTGGAGCGCTTTGGCTGGGACGCTGTGAGCTTGAAGACGCCGAACAAGCTAAAGGCTAAGTATGGCGAAGTTGTTGATGAGTTGCTTGATGGACATACAATCCAGACACCAACCAAGACATTAATGTGGAAGTAGGTTTATTGATGAAAGAACTTATTGAAATTCAAAGTGAATTAGAAGTCGGAAAAGGGCAATATAACGACTTCAGTAAGTATTCGTATCGCAATGCAGAAGACATTGAGGCGGCGCTGAAACCACTTAAGAAGAAGCATAACGTATCTGTCACGACTACATACGATGTTGTTTTGATTGGTGATAGGTACTACATCAAAGCAACCTCTACCATTAGGAACGAGAATGGTGAAATCGAGTCAGTGACGGCATTCAGTCGTGAACCGGATGCAAAGAAAGGTATGGATCCTTCCCAGATTACGGGTAGTGCAGAATCGTATGCGCATAAATACGCTTTGGGCGGGTTGTTTGGTATTGATGATACTAAGGACGCTGACAGCATGGATAACAGGCAAACTGGAGCTAAGCAACAAGGTAATAACCAGCAACAAACGCAAGCGAAGAACCCGCTTAACTCGAAGTTTGGTGCAGTGGCAAAGCAATACCAAAATAAGCACTCACTCACTGAAGAAGAGATTTATTCACAAATCAGTAATGCGTTCCAAACAAACATTGCTAACTTCTACGCATTCAACAGGCTAAATGATACGCAGAAGAATCAAATAATCGAATGGCTAAATCAGGGGATTAATTAATGGATATTTGGGGGCGTATCACTAACATCAGCGGTAACAGAGTAACGATGTCGGTTGAAGATGCGCAAGAGTTGGCAACGTTGTCACTCTACACATCTGAAGAACAACCCCAAGCAGTCATTAGTATCGCTGATGAGCGGAGCATCAGTCGTATACAACGCAAAAAAGCATATGCAATTATCGGTGAGATAGCGAAATGGTCAGGATATACACCAGAAGAAGCTAAGGAGTGGATGAAATTCTACTACGAGGCAGAAACAGGTGATCAACATTTCTCGTTTACTGATACAGATATGACAACAGCACGGAATTTCATCTCATACCTGCTTGATTACGCAGTTAAGAACCACATACCGATGTCTAAGAGTGGTTTGGCGTATATGGACGATGTAGAAGCCTATATGTATTCATCGTTGAGCCACCGAAGCTGTGTGGTGTGTGGACACCCAGCTGATGTTCACCACATTGACACCGTTGGAATGGGTAACGACCGAAATCTGGTAGACCACCGACAAAAGCATCTAATTGCATTATGCCGAGTTCACCACAATGAAGCACACAACATTGGGTGGCCGGCATTTGAACAGAAATATCACGTTAAGGGTATCAAGTTAGACCCTGAAACATTGCAACGTCTTGGAATTATGACGTTTAAGCGAATGGAGGAAATAGACAATGAATCACGTCGCACTAATCGGACGGCTCACTAAGGAGCCGGAAATTAAGTACACCACGTCGGGTGCAGCAGTTGCGTCAGGAACTATCGCAGTAAATCGAGATTTCACTAATGCAAGCGGAGAGCGTGAGAGTGACTTCATCAACTTTGTAATTTGGCGCAAGGCTGCCGAGAACTTTGTCAATATGACAGCTAAGGGTTCACAGGTTGGACTGGAGGGTTCATGGCAAACACGAAGCTATGAGAACCAACAAGGACAGCGTGTATACGTTTCTGAACTAGTAGTAAGTAACTTTACTTTAGTTGAAACAAAAGAGCAGACAGAGCAACGCAAGGGGCAATCAGCACAACAAAGCAACGGTGGGTTCAATAGTACGCCAACACAAAACAACTTCAATGGTCAGCAAGCACCTCAACAGGGGGGCTTCTCGCCTAATGATATGTACGGCAACGAATTACCGCCGTTGAACGATGATGATCTTCCATTTTAGGAGGTGAATTATGTCTAAAGAATTTAAGGGTGTTAATTATTATTTGTTCATACCAGCGCAAATTGCTCATGACGACAGATTAAAGTCAGATGCAAAGATGATATATGGCGAAATTGCGGCACTGGCAAATGTTTATGGCAAAGTGTTCATTAGCAACGCGAAATTAGCTTTGCGATATAACATTCGGAAAGAAACGGTATCTAGGCACATCAGTAATTTAGAAGCGCTTGGGTATATTACTACCGAATTACAATATAAGCCCCAAAGTAAGGTCGTTGAAGGTCGATTAATTAATCTGCTACCTATTGACCATATGGTCAATACCCCCATGACAGAATAATCAATACCCTATTGATCATACGGTCAAAGATAAGAACACATATTAATAACACAAGCTAATAACACAGTGTGGCCCGCTGGCTAGCCGCTTTCATAGTATACGGAACGATATATAGCAACCAGCCAGCCAATGGAGTAACTATGTTAAATCAAAAACAAATCATTATTGAATGGCAAAAAGCTGGGTTAAAAGAAAACGGCTTTATGTTTCAAGACATCACGAACCTGTATGAACTAGCTGTTCATAATGCTGATTCTGACGAAGAAGCAAATAAGTTAATCATCTTAGCCATTCGAGCAGCCGCAAAAAATGGTGGTAAGACAGCGATGGCTGTTGAGAATAACTTAAATAAGTGGCTGAATGCTGGTGCTACTAATGCAACGGCTGTTGGTGAATATGAAAGTGAAGCTCAACAAATTCAGCAACCTAGATTTGGTCAACCAATTCAACGTGAAAGTGGACCTAGTAAGCCGACTGCTGAACAGATTGATCAACAAAATCAACGCATGGCTAAAGAGCTTGGCTATACATCGGTTAAAGATATGGCTAAGGGGACAGCAGAGAAGCTGTCAGAACTTAGAAGGACACGAGCTGAGATTAGCCGCTAATGCATCAAACGGGCGCACAGCTAACGGTAGGCATGTTGTACAGCGTTTCTAAAATATTGGGTGTGTCAGAAATGACGGGTTAGTGGTGGGTATTAAGGAGCAAGTATGGGAATTAAGCGTATTGAGCTGTATGAGTTCAGTGAGCATGCAGAAGAGCAATTGAAGAGCCGCTTCAAAACGGAGCGAAATAATTGGAAGAACTGGCTGACGTCATTCAACATGGATGCAGAAATGGTAAAGATGCAAAATAACGGCACACAAGTATGGCATAGCGGTGAAGTTGGTATGGTCATCAATCCTCACAGCAAGGTCATTGTGACCGTTTACCACATCTTCTCGAATGATTTCCCAGATGAACTCAAAACCGACCTTGCAAAGGCGGCACAACGTCTAAAAATGGATCACATCAGTGCGTTTTCGCATGACATCTACCGCGATAGTGCAAAATTTGCATACCTATCCTATGACACTAGCGAAGAAGAAGCAGACAACTTCTACAAAATGACGGTTGAACGTATTCGAGACTTGGAGCATAAGGCAGATGAGTCAATTAAATATATCGAGGGATTGAATCAACTGATTATTCTCAAGAACGACGTAGCAGAAGAATTCGACTAAACATAAACAGCCAAGGGTGAAAAGACTGTGAGCCTGTATGGAGGAAATAAGATGATTATCGTTAAGTGGCAAGAAGTGATCAATGGCAAGAAGAAGGATATTCACCAACACGTTGTGAACATGCAACTGGCCAATCAACTGCGTAACAGTAAGCGTAGCGAAGGAATTAATGCATGGATTGAGATGGAGGATCATGCGTAAGTATTACTATTTCCGAGATAAGCAAGGCTACTTCAAACTCGCTTATACGCCAGAAGGTAAGCGTGTGATTGCACGGACGTGGAACAAGCGCCAGGCATATCGAACAAGTAGCAAGTGGCTCATCAAGCATATGGTCAGCAAATGGTTAGCTGGCTATTACTATTGGGTAGAAGAAGGATAAACAAAAAGCGCCAGACATAAGTCCAGCGCCATGTAACAGAATTAGGAGTAAGTTCATTTTAACATGGTTCGGAGGACGTATGAATGGCACTTTTACCAGCGGTGAATGAGAAGGCAACAAGAGAAGCGGTTCGAGATTTTTTTGATAGTGAGTGGCCACGTATTGTGAACATGGCTGATATGGGATATGTTGATTTGAAGTCAGTTGAAATTTCAGACATGCCAAGTGCGCGATCGTTTGGCAATGCTAACGATGAGAGGTTCACAAACCACACTGACGCTGTGTACTACTACGATGCCGTTGTCCATGCCATCAAGGTTATGACACAGCCACACAGGCACTTCATGTGGTTGCGATACGTCCGACACTTAGAATGGTTACAAGTAGAAGCACTGACTGGTTACAGCACTCGGCGTGGCCAAGAGATTATCGAAGAAGCGTTTCTGTTGTTCGCTGATAATTTTTCTGACGTTGATGATCTGCGAGTTAAGGAAAGCAGCAGTTATTAGTTGCGCAATTTATTAATTATTTATTGACTATTTAACCAAGTGGATATACCATTTGTGTGTAACATATTATAGATAACCTGAGGGGGTACGATCATGGCTTTAGAAGACAAGATTGATGGCGCAAAGGATCAAGTAGCAGGTAAGGCGAAGGAAGTTGAAGGTAAGGTTACTGGAGATGAAACTCGTGAGGTAGAAGGTAAGGTCCAAGGACTATTGGGTAAGGCCAAGGATGCCTTTGGAGATGTTAAGGATGCTGCAGAAGATGTAGTTGAAGACATCAAGGAAAAGTTTGATAAGTAATTTTTAATACTTCCGAATGCGTACTCGCTGTATTTGGAAGTATTCTTTTGTTCCTTTAGCTCAGTTGGTTAGAGCAGACGGCTCATAACCGTCCGGTCACTGGTTCGAGACCAGTAGGGAACATGGCATGGATTGATAGATGTTAGGCCTTTTCATCCCTATTTGGCTACAACACTCACACAGATGTCTATCAATCTTTGCTTTTATAAGCCGATATGGCGGAACTGGCATACGCAGCGGACTTAAAATCCGTCCCTTAATTGGTTGTGGGTTCGAATCCCACTATCGGCATATTCACATCAGGTAGCAATCAGTTAGATTGTTACCTTTTTATTTTATTTTGACAAATTTTACGAAGAAAAAGCGCGTATATGGTTCATAAATGCCGCATGCAAGGTGCGGGCAGTCCAAGTTATTATGATAGAGTACCAAAGTTGAAATAAAGCATGTGTGGCGGAATAGGTAGACGCTAATAAAGTTATAAGACAAAGGTGTTGGAAAAGGTGCTGGTATGACGAAGCCTAAGTTAACCCGATAGAGCACACACCTACAACACAAGGAATAACCCAACTTTAAGCCAATGTAATTAGTCGTGAACTAATTGAAAAGACAAAGGTAGCTTCTAATTCTTGTGGTGTTATGTCAGGTGCAAATCCTGACCACATGTATAGTGAGATGTAGTTCATCGTATGTGCATAAAACCGACAACATGGTTGCCAGGATATGCTATAACATCTGTATGGCTATCTTGCGAAAGCCCATGTCAGCGCCCAGCGTTGCCTGGCATACATACACATGAAACTACATAAAGGAAAACTTTATTAGTTATTACCGTGCCAGTGCCTTGTATGTGGCGACTGGTGTACATATCAAATTAAGCATAAGGAAAGTGCTTTCTAATTTTGTTGTTCGTGCCGTGGCTCCTGATATGTGAGCGCACGGTTTTTGTTTTGCAACTTTGGAGGTTTCGATATGGGTTATGCAGCTGTTGAAAATCATTATGGGGATAACTACGTAGCCCGTGTTGATAGTGAACAAGACATTGAAGACATCATGCAAACATGCGAAATTTGCTTTGACGGTGATTGGGTTATCGGCGTTTACGATACCGAAGAAGAAGCTAAAGAGCATATTTATGATTCGATGTTATAGTGTTGCCAGCTATTAAAGATTACTTAATAGCTGGTTTTTATTTTGCACTGAAAAGGAGTGGCAACATGAAAGAATATAAATTGGAAAACGGGCAAATCATTGAGTTCACCAAAGATGGTGTATTGCTTAAGGGGAATACCATCTCGTTACGAGGAGACATTGACATTATTAGAGGCAATCATGCGGCTACTATTTCAGAATCACTTGGCGATAGGGGAAGCAATAATCTTATCAACTTAGATGAGAATGATGCTGTGACTGAGTATGAATCAGGAAACGTTTATCAGCTTCCAGGTTATGAATACTTTGAAGACTTAAATCTGTTTGTATTTCACTTCAAGAACGGTTTATTGGATCGTGAGTCGATGCTCAATGTACAGGATAGATTCGAAAGATTGTTTGGCGATGGGGTTAAGATTCTAATCTTAGACGAAACGTTTGGAGGTTGATGTACACAATAAAGTGGGTGAATAGATGGGACAAAGATTACATAGGTGTGCTGAACCTGGTTGTCACGTTATGGTTCCGATAGGTCAAAGATACTGTGGTGTTCACCAGAGAGACGTAACGCGTGATCATATGGCCGATAGACAATACGACCGCAAGCGCAAGGCAGACACAGAACGTGCAGAACGTAATGCGTTCTATCGTAAGCCAGTATGGAAACAGACAAGACAAGCAGTAATGGAACGTGACGATGGTCTCTGCCAATACTGTGAATTAGTTGGTACAACATCACCAGCCGACATGGTTGACCACATTGTTCCGCGTGAGATAGCACCAGAGCTTAGCTTAGACATGAACAACCTAGTGGCTGCATGCAACATGCACCACAACATGAAGACTAAGTGGGAACAATCTTATTATGGTACTGGACAACGCAATAAAATCAACTCTGACGCCGTTCGAGTGAAAGATTACCGTTTACTCGATTTCGTGTTTAAAACGGCTGAGAATTGAAATTTCGGCGTATTATAGGGGGCCTATGGTTAGGCCAAGGAGAACCGATGCAGTAGTCTCGTTTTCCATAGCGAGCCAATTTTTCGTATGAGGGGGGGTGTCAGAAATTAGCCCGAAAGAGTTTAAAGCGCATGTCGCTAAATCAAAAACATATTTCAACAAGGCGTTTGCTGACGTTCCCGAAGAAAAAGAGGACGTTAAGAAAGCTATTGTTGACCAACTAGCATTCGCCACCGTTAATCTTCAAACTCTGCAAGAAGACATCATTGAAAATGGACCGATCGTTCTGTTTGAGAATGGTAGCCAGAAGATGATGCGAGAAAACCCAGCGCAAAAGTCGTATGTGTCAGTTATAAATCGCTGGACCGCGCTGGTGAAAGAGTTGAATGGACTATTGCCAAAGGATGCTGCACCAGTTGAAATTGATGCCTCCGAAGACATTATCAAAATGTTTAAGGGGGAAAAGTAATGGACGCTGTGACGCAATATGCCAAAGATGTTGTAACAGGCAAGATTAAAGCCGGAAAGTTGCTTATTTTGGCAGCTAATCGGCATTTGCGAGACCTGAAACGACAAAATACAGACAATTTTCCTTATCACTTCGACGCAAATATTCTTGAAGGATTTCTGATGTTCGCATCAAGAGTACCTGATCCAGATACTGGTGAGCCAATGCCGTTAATGCCTTGGCAAATCTTTATCTTAGGGTCAGTTATCGCTTGGCGAAACAACAAAACAGGCGGTAAGCGGTTCAGACGTGCGATTGTTTCGATTGCGCGTGGTCAAGGTAAGACATATTTGGCGGCTATCTTGGCAGCTTATGACTTCTTTGTTCAATCAAGTGATAAGAACAATCAAGATATCATTGCTGCTGCTAATACATCCGACCAAACCAAGAAATTATTCAACTACATATCCGGTACGATTGAACGAATGCTTGCAACGATTTTCAAAGGCATGCAGGATGACGTTACGTTGCGCTTCATGGATATTTTCAACTTAAAACAACGCAATCAAATAGTTCGCATTTCGGCAGAAGGTGGAAAGTTTGATTCGTATCACGCGACTACTGCCATCTTTGACGAAGCTGGCGACCAAAGAGACCGTGATGCGTTTGGAAAGATTACATCCGGCCAAATTAAGCAAGAAGAAGCTTTGTTTTTCCAAATCTCAACTGCCTATCAAAACCCTAACGCACCATTGCGTGAGGATATTAAGACGGTTACAGAGGCAATTGAGAAGAACGAAGGTGAATTGGACGATTACTTCATGGCAGTGTTCTCACAAGACAGTCCAGATGAAGTATTCGAGCCTGACGAGTGGATTAAGTCAAACCCACTGCTGGGCCTTGCTGGACAGCATGACAAGTTGCTGAACGGATTGATTTCGGAACGCAACGCGAAGATGGCAGAAGGTAAGCTGAACGATTTCTTGGTTAAGAATATGAATGTGTGGTTGAACGCAGAGCAAAATGCAGCATTCAAATTGGATGAAGTTGAAAACGCGGTTATAGCTGGATTTGATATGAATTTTAGAGATGTGTATATCGGGTTCGACAATTCTATGACTTCCGATGATGCAGCTCTTGCGTTTGTGTTCCCGTATGAGATTGCCGGCAAAAAGAAATGGCATATTTACCAACACTCATTTATTCCGTGGCACAAGGCCGGGTCAATTGAGACTAAAGAGAAGCAAGACGGCATTAATTATCGTCAAATGGAAGAACTTGGTTTTGCTCACGTTACACAACACGAAAAGGGCTTGATTGACAATGAGTTCATTTTCACTTGGTTGATGAATTTTGTTGATAAGTTCAACCTCAACGTGCTGGAGTTCGCTTATGATGCGGCTCACACTTATGCACTAATTAAAGCGATTGATGAAGCGACGACTTGGAACATGGTTGGTGTGCGACAAGGAACAATTTCGTTGAATGAGCCGACAAAATGGCTTCAAGACAGCTTTGTTGAAGAACGTGTTACACGATTAGACGACCAAATGATGGAAAAGTCATTGATGAACGCGGTTGTTGTTTCGGATAACAACGGGATCAAGATTGATAAGAACAGGGCAACTTACAAAATTGACCTTGTCGACGCAATAGTTGACGCACTGTACGACGCAATTTATCACTTCGAGTCATTTAGCGCTAATGCTAGCGTGAATGATTACTCACGAATGAATGATGAGCAAATTGCAGACTACATCAAGTCGGAAAGTTTTGGGTTCTAACATGCAAATCAGAAATTTACTATCGGACGTTTTATCAGTTCTTGGCGCTTTGTCGATTTCGGCAGGCGCCTTTTTAATTGCCCCTTGGTTGGGCATGATTTTCATTGGCCTAGCTTTGTTGGCAATCAGTTATTTTATGAGATAGGAGAAGTACATGTTTTTTGAGAAACGATCCGTACCCATTCGTGGTTCAGGGAATCCGCGCGCGTTATCAATCGTTAATGGCGGTCTGTTTTTCACGGATGGTTATTTATCGGCGGAACAAGCAATACGCAATAGTGACGTGTGGACGGCAGTGAATATCATTGCTACCGACATTGCCCGTGTGTACTTTCACGCCAAAGACGAACAAGTTGATTGGTTATTAACACATCCGTCACGACTGACCAACCGGTTCAACTTCTTTCAGGCAATGGTTGTCCAAATGTTGTTGGACGGTAATGCCTACGCGCTGCGACGGACAGATAAGAAGTACAACAACGGACGCGAGTATTTCGAATTCGTGCCACCGTCACACGTCACGCCTTGGCTTTCAGATGATGGTCAAACAATGACGTATGATCTACGCTTCGATAACCGAAATGAAAACGAGTTGAAAAACGTTGATTCTAACGACATTATTCATCTTCGTTGGCTATCAATGAACGGCGGGTTGATGGGGCAAAGTCCGCTATTGGCTTTGCGCAATGAGTTGGACTTACAAGCAAACTCACGTCGCTTGAGTTTGGCTTCACTGAAACAGGCAGTTAACCCTTCTTCAATCTTGAAGGCTAAGGGTACCAAGTTAGGTGAAGAAGAACGAGCGGCAGTGCGAACGGCATTTGAAGATGCGCAGTCAGGTGACAATGCTGGGCGTTTGCTGGTACTGGACGATTTGTTCGACTACCAACAATTGGAGATTAAAACAGACATTGCGAAGTTATTGGCTTCAACTGACTTTACCCGAACGCAAATTGCAAAGGCGTTCTTATTGCCAGTCAATATGTTGGGCGGTGAGAGTGAACACTCAAATGCCGACCAGGTACGTGCTGACTACAACCAAACTTTCGCCCGATATCTAGCACCGGTTGTTGAAGAATTGGAGCAGAAGTTGGGTGTGAATGTTGTTCCAGACGTTCGCCGTGCGACTGACTTGGACGGTAGTCAGATTGAACAACGTGTTGGCTTCTTGGTAGATAAAGCCATTTTGTCGCCAGAGATGGCAAAACAAGCTTTGTTGAAGAGTCAATCGGACTTAATCACGGATGACATTGTTGCTAAGTCTGAGCTTGAAAAGACGCTGAAGGAAGGAGAGACAACCGATGAACAATCAGGAAGTACGCAGCATTAGCGTTGAAGTACGAGCCGACGAGCAAGAAGGTAGTCGCAAGGTGTTTGGTTATCCAATCGTCTTTGGCAAACCGTCTAACGACATTGGTTTTATCGAGTATATCGATAAAGGCGCGTTGAAAGACGTTGATTTGAGCGGCGTATACCTAGTTTATGCGCACGACCCAAACCAACCGTTAGCACGCGTTGATTCTGGCACATTGAAGTTGAAAGTTGATGATACCGGATTGTATTTCGAAGCAACTTTGCCAAATACAACGCTTGCGAACGACGTCTTGGAAAATATCAGAGTTGGCAATATCAAGGGCATGAGTTTCATGTTCACTGCTGCCGAAGATACGTGGGAGTTCAGTAATGAACCTGGTCAACCTGATATCCGACACGTAACGAAGATTGACCAAGTTTTCGAAATTACAATCACACCCTTGCCGGCGTATGACGATACATCAATCGCAATCGCCAGTCGTGATGCACAACGTGCTAAAGGATATTCACTTCGCCAACGCTTGCAGGACACTGTAACGCTGGCACAAATTCAGAAAAGGAACGGTAGATTCTAATGGCAACACTAGATGAGAGTGTTCAAGCAAAGAACACCGCGTTGCAAAATGCAATCGATGCAGCTCAAAAGCTAATCGACGACCCGAACGCAACGGCAGATGATGCGCAAGCTGCAATGGATGCAGTAAAGCAAATCGAAAATGACATTAAGGACTTGCAATCATTGCAAGATGCACAACCAGAAGAAACTAAGGAACCCGCACAGGACGACAGCGCAAGCTCAACTCCTGATGCGGGTTCTTCTGTATCCGAGGACAAGGCGGAAGATGATGCGCCGGCTGATGACAATTCAGAAAAAGACAACACAGATGAAAACGAAGCACCGGCCAACGGTGCCACTGATGATGAAAAGAAAGACGAGGAACGATCAATGCCAATTGAAGTAACTAAGACTTCACAAGACAAGCAAGCTGAGCAACGTTCAGCATTTAACGCATTCATGCGCTCAAAGGGTGAGAAGCGTGACGGTTTGAAGTCAACTGACGCCGGTTCACTTATCCCAGAAGAAATCATTTACGACCCAACTTTGAAGTTGGAAACGGTTGTTGATTTGGCTTCTTTGGTTCAAAAGACAAAGGTTTCAACTGCGTCTGGTAAGTACCCAATCTTGAAGCGTGCTTCAACTACCATTCCATCAGTTGCCGAATTGGAAGCCAACCCAGATTTGGCTAAGCCACAATTCTTGCAAGTTGCATGGGAAATTGTTACCCACCGTGGTGCTTTGCCAATCTCACAAGAATCTTTGGACGATGCACAAGTTGATTTGGGTCAATTGGTCGCTGAACATATTCAAACTATCAAGACGAACACTACGAACGCTGCAATTGCTACGAAGTTGGCCTCATTTACAGCTAAGTCAGTTTCTGCTAAGGCCATTGTTGATGGGTTGAAGGATATCGTTAACGTTTCATTGGACCCCGCTTACAACAAGACGTTTGTTATGACGCAATCAATGTACAACGAGTTGGACAAGACGAAGGCCAACGAAGGCCGTTACTTGTTGCAAGACCAAATTTCTTCACCAGCCGGTAAGTCATTGTTTGGGTTGCCAGTTAACGTGATTGCTGACAACCAATTCGTATCAACTGACACCGTTGGTACTAAGAAGCTGTGGGTTGGTGATTTGCGCCGAGCAATTTTGTTTGCTGACCGTTTGGACGTCGCTATCGAATGGGTAGACAACGATGTATACGGACGCATTCCACGCGTTGTTATCCGATTTGACGTTGAAGCTGCCGATACCGACGCTGGTTACATGGTATCAATCGCTGCAGAAGCATAAGAAAGGACTGATGCAACATGGACAAGTTTATTGTAAAGTCTGATTTTATCGACAAGCAAACGAAGATTTCATATGTTGCTGGTGATGAATATCCAAAGTTTCCGACTGACGAGCGTGTCGCTGAGTTGAAATCTGGTGATTTCATCGGAGTAGTTGATGAAAATCCGGCCGGAGACGAATCAGTTGAAGAGGGTCAATCAGACGTTAACGAAACTGTGGGAGAAACCGTTGAAAAGCCAACTGAAAAGAACACGGTAGCGGAAATTAAGGCTCACTTGGACGAAAACAAGATTGAATATGCCGATGACGCTAAGAAGTCAGATTTGCTTGAATTGATTTAAAGGTGCCACTTATGGAACGAGATGAATTATTCGATACCATCATGGTTGCGTTGCGCTCAACCACAACTGACGAGGGTTTGCAAAACGAAGTGAACGATCTTATCTTAGCAGCGCGTGCCGACCTCAATATTGATGGTTTAGTGTCGGACGAGTTCGCTAGTTCTAAGGCGGTCATTATTCGGCAAGCTATCACGCTTTATGTTAAGGCGCATTGGGGCTATGACAATCCTGATTCAGAGAAGTTTCTAGACCGATACGAGAAGTTGAAAACTAGTTTGTCGTTTCATTCTCAATATGGAGGTGGAACTGATGAAGTATGACCAAGTTTTAACGCTGTTAAGCGCAGCGTATACGCAAGATGAGTTATTGCAACCAGTTGAAACTTTTACGGCGCGCAAGGTATATGCTAATGCCTTCACTGTTGGTCGTGATGAGTTTAGTTTGGCTGGGCAAGCTGGCCTGAGAGCCGACTTGGCATTTCAAATCAACTCAATTGACTATTCAGGAGAATAATCGGTGGAGTTCAACGGACAACGGTATAAGGTTTACCGAACTGCCGTGTCTGGTGATCGCACTACTTTGTATTTGCAAAAGGATTTGACTGATGGCAAGCATTGATGACTTAGGCGCTGAAATCGCGCGTGCATTGGCACAATATACAGATGAAGTCGAGGACAAATTGGAAGACGCGCAAAAGGAAGTCGCTAAAGAAGCGGCGACCAAGTTGCGGTCGGCTGGGGGGTTCAAAGACCAAACTAGAAAGTATCGTAAAGGCTGGAAATCGAAGAAGAGCGGTAAGGGTTACGTTGTCTTCAACGCAACTGACGGTCAACTAACTCACTTGCTGGAGAAGGGTCACGCCAAGCGTAATGGTGGACGTACAAAAGCGTTCCCACACATTGCCGACGTTGATGAGTGGGTAGCAAGCGAGTATGAAGACCGTGTTCGTTCTGCATTGGGGGATTAGATGCAATTCAATGAGTTTGGGGCAGCACTTAAAACTGCGCTAGGCATTCCGGTTGCCTATTATCAATTTCCGGAAGGTGACGCACCCGGTACACCGTTCGCTGTGTATTACGCAGAAGACAACGAGGATGCGTTTGCAGATAATGAAAACTATCAAGAAGTCATTAACGTGACTATTGAGCTATACACAGACAAAAAGGACTTACAACTTGAACGAGCTGTTAAGTCCTTTTTGCGTTCACAAGAAATCGTTTATGCAAAGTCTGACCAACCGATCGAGTCAGAAGACATGCACGAGACGATTTTCTTAATTCAATTGATTGGAGAAGATTTAGATGACAACATCGAATGATACCAACAAGGTGAAGTACGGTTTGCGCAATGTGCATTTGTTTGAAATTACAGACAGTGGCACTAAATTGACGTACGGAACACCTGTTCATTGGCGTGGAGCAACTGAATTGACATTGGATCCAAACGGAGACGCTTTGGAAGTCCATGCTGACGATATTCTTTACGACAAGGAAGAAAACAACCAAGGGTACACGGGAAAGCTAACGATGCTTTACTTGCAACCCGAAATTGAAGCGTTGCTGTTTGGTAACGTTGAGAACGCCGATGGTGTAGTGGTTGAAAATGCTGATAACCATGGTTCAAAGGTCGCAATGGCCTTTGAGTTTTCAGGAGATAAGAAGCACGTCCGACACGTCTTGTATAACGTGTCATTCTCACGCGCTGGTGATGGTTCAGCAACCAAGAGTGACAAGATTGACGCACAAACTGCTGAGTTCGAATTTTCAGCAATGGCAGACCCTTATGACTACAAGATTAAGGGTAAGGCTGCACAAGGATCTGCTAAGTACGACGACTGGTTTACTGCTGTTTACGTACCTGGCGCAAGCGCACCAACGGTTTAATGACTGGCCGGGCAAGCCCGGCATACATATCGAAAATAGAAATGGAGCAATGACATGCAAAAGGCAATCACTATTGGAAATAAGGAAATAACGTTAGTTTCATCTGGTGCTACACCAATCTTTTATCGCAATGAATTTGGACGTGATTTCTTTGATGATTTTGGAAAGTTCTTGGAGCTTGCTCAACAGGCGGCCAGTGCTGAAACGGACGCAGAAAAGGCTGGCGTTTTGTTCAACAAGGACATCACATTAGTACAAGATATGGCCTACATTTACGCCAAGAATGCAGATGTTAACATTGCGCCATATGACAAGTGGTTTGAAGGATTTGAAGTCTTCCCAATTTTCGACATTTTGGAAGATATTGTCGAGATTGCTATGACCTCAATTTCGACAAAAAAAGCCTAAAGGACGAGTACGAAACCGACGATGTATTTGATGATGAAAGCTACTTATACATTGCTAAAAAATCGGGCTTGTCCTGGGAAGAGTTACGCATGATGGACTTAGGTCAGGTAATGGACTACATCGTTGAATACGCAAACTCTGAAACAAAAGCTAATGAACGCGCTAAGTCTAATGAATCACCTGTCAAAAAGGCGAACCAAGCTGATTTCGATACGTTCTAGAAAGGAGATATAGATGGCGGGAAGTCGAATTAAAGGTATCACGATTGACATTGACGGTAATACTACCGGATTGCAGTCGAGTTTAAAGGACGTCAACTCACAAACCAGTAAGACAAGCGCAGAATTGCGTGACGTAAATAAGTTGTTGAAGCTAGACCCTGGTAATGTTGAATTAGTTGCACAAAAACAAAAGCTATTGAGCAATGCAGTTCAAACTACGTCTCAAAAGCTTGATCAATTGAAGTCGGCACAATCACAAGTGGAGGCACAATTCAAAGCTGGTGATATTGGTGAAGAACAATATCGTGGTTTTCAACGTGAAGTACAAGCTACTGAAGCACAATTGGGTCGCTTGAAGAGTGGTTTGCAAGCCACCACAAACTACCTACAAGGTAGCGGTGATGCTGCAGCGCAAGCAGAAGCTGGTTTCAAGCATGCCAAATCAGGTATGGATGAGCTTAATGACACGGCTGAAAACATCAAAAATATGGGCTTGGCAGATGCCTTGGGACAAGTTGGTGATAAGGCGGCTGCAATTGGTGGCGACATCCTTAATACTGGTATGGATTTTGCCAACGCACAAAGCTTGATGCAGAATTCAATGGGATTAACCAAGTCGCAAGCTGACCAGGCAACTCAATCAGTTCACGGCGTGTTTAACAGCGGATTAGTTGAAGATGTAAACGAAGCTAGTGAAGCTGTCATGACGGTCAAGAACTCATTTCAAGACTTAAACGGTCAAGACTTGACGAATCTAACTAACCAGTTAGTAGCTATTGCAAAGCACGGTGGTGTTGACATTAAGGACGCTACCAACGCTGCTTCACAAGCAATGAAGGGATTTGAAATTAGTGGTCAAGAGGCCACTGATGTTGTGGCTAAAGGTCTGCAAGACGGACTGAACAAGAATGATGACTTCTTGGACACGGTCAATGAGTATGCACCAACATTCCAAGACGCTGGGATGAGCGCTGGAAACATGCTTAATGTGTTGAACGCAGGTATGCAAAACGGAGCCTTTAACACTGACAAGGTCGCTGATGCGGTTAAGGAATTCCAACTTCGTTTGACGTCAGGACAGCTTGATGAACCAATGCAACAGTTTGGTCAGGCTACGCAAGACGTTTTCCAAAAGTTCAAGGACGGACAAGCAACATCAGCGGAAGTCATGTCTGCCGTGGGTAAAGACTTGAAGGGAATGCCGGCAGATCAAGCTAAAGCAGCTGTTCAAGGTTTGGGAACACAATTCGAAGATTTGGGTCAAGGTGCTTCGGCCGCATTGCTTGAAGCCGCAACCGGAACCGAAAAGGTGAACGGTGCTGCTGATAAAATGGCCAAAAAAACACCTGGTGAAAAAATGCAAGCGTCAATCAATCAATTGAAAGATGCACTTGCGAACTTGGTTTCTCAGTTAGCACCAGTAATTGATTTTATTTCACAACTAGTAACGTCAATTGCTAATGCACCAGGGCCTATTCAAGCAATTATTGGTGTTATCGGGGCTGTGTTAGCGGTGCTAGCTATTTTGATGCCAGTAATTACTACAATCGCAACAGTTGTCGGTGCGTTTGGTGCCGGTGTATTGCTGCCAATTGTCGGTATTATCGCTGGTGTTATTGCAGCTATTTCGGCGATTGTGATTGCCATCCAGAATTGGGGCGCGATTGTTGAGTGGCTGGATACAGTTTGGGCAAAAATCAAGGTTGCCATTAATTATGCAATTTTTGAAATTCAAAATACGATTACGACTGTGTTTACAGCAATTGGGTCGTTCTTTTCTGGGTTGTGGGCTGGCATTCAAAATGTATTTTCTACTGTCTGGAACGCAATCAGTTCAACGGTGTCCAGCGTCGCCAATGCAATTAGTTCAACGATATCGAACGTATTCAACGCCATTTCATCAACGATTAGAAATATCGTCAATGGTATTCGTTCGACTATTTCTAGTGTATGGAATGGCATTTCATCAACGACTAGTTCAATTTGGAATGGTATTCGTTCTGCGATTAGCAATATTGTTAATGGCATTAGAAGCACTATATCAAACGTTCTGAATAGTCTTGGTGGTATTGCGTCGGGGGCTTTTAATGGCGTTAGAAACGCAGCTTCAAACGTGTTGAATGGAGCATTGAACGTGGTTAGTGGCATTGTTAATCGTATTAAGGGGTTATTCAATTTCAGTCTAAGGTTCCCGTCAATCTCAATTCCGCACATTCCACTGCCGCACTTTAGTTTGTCTGGATCATTTAACCCATTGAAGGGACAAATTCCAAGGATTGGCGTTAACTGGTATGCCAAGGGTGGTATTTTTACTAAGCCAACTTTGTTCGCTGCCAATGGTGGCTATAACGGTGTTGGTGAAGCTGGTCCCGAAGCAGCGTTGCCTTTGAACGACAAAACACTTGGCGGAATTGGAAAAGGGATTGTTGATGCGCTTGGTGGTGAGTTGGGCGGCACTCAGATTGTCATCCAAGTTAACGCAGACACAACACCAGCAACAATTAATAAGATTAGGGATGCAGTAATGGACGGTATTACACGTTCACAAGCTGCAAAGGCCCGTGTGACAGGAGCATAGGATGAACAAGGGAAGTTTTACAATTGGACAGTTGAATAGTGAGGACATCCAAGCGGTTATTACCAGCTTCCCAGAAATCACTATTCCTGAACGCAAACACACATTGAATACTAGTCCGGTCGGTATTGATCGGGCTATTTTATTTGACGATAACGCTTATGAAAACCGCACAATTAAGTTCACGGTGGGATTTAAGCCGAGTGCAAGTGTCGGACAACATATCGCACAATTCTTGGCAGCACTAGATACTGGCAAGTATGTTGATTTGCGATTGTATTCAGATGAGAACTATACGTATCAGGTCGTTCGAACTGGTGAAGCTGAGGTGACGCGTAAAGGTATCAACTCAACGTATCGTGAAGTATCCGTGGCGTTGAGCGCAGCGCCTTACAAGTACGTTTATCCGGCACCAACTGGCACGATTGGAACAACGCAGACGACATTGACCAACCCAACACTTTCACCAGCTAAGCCTTACATCAAGATTACTGGTAGCGGTTCTATCAATCTGACGATTAACGGCACAGTTTATAAGTTCACTGGTGTAAGTGGCTCAATCGAGCTAGACAGCGCTATGCAGAACGTGTGGCGTATTGACGGCGGTGTAATGGTCAACGAAAACGCGAAAATGGCAATTGGGCCGTTCCCTGTGTTGAAACCAGGGGCTAATACTGTGAAATTGAGCGCAGGCACAGCAACAATTGAGATGAGATGGAGGACACTATGACACCGATTCTATATTCAAGTGATGAAGTTGACTTTCTGAATAACGGCTTGGGTCAACTGGGGGACTTGTACGACGTCGATATTCATGAACAGCGAAACGGATTGCTTAACTTAACGGCATATTATCCAGTGAACGGTCAACATTACGCCGATATCAGTGAAGGTAATATTATCCTTGCTAAGCCGTCACCATTGGACGATAATCACGCGTTTCGCATTGTTTCGGTAGCGTTGGATATCACTGGCTATGCGGTGATGATTGAAGCTGATTCAATCACATATGATTTAACGAATAATCTATCGAAGACAATTCACATGTTAGGCGATGGTCAGGCAGCAATGACAGCCATTCAAAAATCAACGTTGCATCCGCACATTTTCACTTTCTACTCAGACATCATACACACAAGCGAGTCTCAACTTCGATACGTTAACCCGATGGAGGCAATAGCTGGAACTCAAGGTTCATTCTTGCAAATTTGGGGCGGTGAATTAAAGCGTGAAAATCGTCGTGTTGCGATGTTCAATCGACGCGGACGTGACAATGTTGCGACGTTCCGTTTGGGTAAAAATATTGCCGGATTGAAGTACACGGTTGATGTGTCCAACTTGACGACTGAAATCGTTCCGACGGTAACCGTTAACTCAACTGATGTTTCACGAACAATCGAGGGCGCAACAGTTCAAAGTTCACGAATGGGTAACTATCCACTCGTTTATTCGAAGATGGTTGATGTATCACAAGACGTTAAAGTTGACGAAGGCGACACTGACGACCAAATCAAGGCGAGGATTAATGCGTTTGCTGCGGACTGGTTTGTTAAGTCGGCTAATACTGGAAAAGATTTGCCAGAAGTCACGGTTGAGGTTGAAGTAGAAAGCCTACAAGATAGTGCAGATTATGCCGACAAGTTCGCAAAGTTAGAAACAATAGGCCTTACTGATACCGTGACAGTTTATGTGCCTGAATTTGGTGTTAACGTAACAGCGATTGTTAACGAACTGCACTATGATCCGGTGGCAGAACGTGTCACCAAGCTATCAATTGGAACAGCTAAGGCAAGCTGGGCAGATAGTAACAAGAACGCGTTGAACGACTTGCAAGATAAAGTGACGGAGGTCAAGGAGCAAGCCAACCAAGCTGTTGTCAGTGCAAACGGAAAAAGCAAAAATTATTATGGGCGTGATGCGCCGGAACATCCACAAGAAGGCGATACGTGGTTCTGGAATGATGGTGAAAATTCGGGCGTTAAAGTATGGGTCAATGGCAAGTGGGTGGACAGCGTAGATACCCAAACAAACGAGAGGATTGACAATGCTGTCGATAGTGCCGTAAGCGAAGCCCAAGAATACGCTGACAGCCTCAGCGCCACACAATCGGAAGCAACAAGCAGTGTTGCACACAAACTGTCAGAAGCAGCGGAAGAACTGACACGAAATCAGCAAAACATCGCTTCACAAGCAAGTGCATACACGGACAGTGCCGTTGCTGACGCCAATTCTAAGGCTGTGTCAATTGGTCAAACAACTGCTCAAAACGCACAGAGCGCGCTTAATGAAGCTAAAAAAGACTTCACTAGTAGTTTTGCCAGCCAAGCTAGTCAAACAGCTTCAATGGCTAGTGATGTATAACTTCAAAGGCAAGTCAATATGCAAGTCAAGCAAAGTCGGAAGCTATTGCAGTTGCTACAAGTGCTGATGGGGTAGTTAGAACAGAGTTTAAGTCAACAACCGATTCAATGACTGCTACTATCCAACAAAACAAGTCTGATGCTGATGGTAAAATCACCAAAGCGCAAACGACAGCGACACAAGCACTTGATGGTTTAAGTACAAAGGTCGAAAAGACTGAATATAACCAAAAAACTGGTGAGCTATCGTCTAAAATAAATGAAACAAGCGATACCGCTGAACAGTCAAAGCAAGACATTATAGATATTAAAGAAACAGATAGTAAGCAAGATAACCGTATGCTTGAAATTGAAAAGAACGCCGAAGGTATTAAGCAGACTGTGTCTGATTTAAGCACGGAACAGGGAAAGCAAAGCGGTTACATCAGTACATTACAGCAACGAGCTGACGGATTTGAAGCTACTGTTACTAAGGTTAATAACTTAGCAGTGGGTGGTAGAAACTATATATTAAACTCTAAGCGCACTTTAGATTCAAAAGTTAGCACGAGTGATGCAGGGTGGGTGGATACGTCTATACCTATTAGCATGTTTTCTAATACGGTTTTCACAATGTCTATTCAAGTTGACTATGACAACGTAACAGCCGTAACTGGAGCTAACAGAGCAGGAATAGAGCTAGTAGCCGTTGAGGTTAAACCTGATGGATCGAATGCATCACGCTACTTTGGGGTTTGGCGAAATGCAAAAGTTGGGGAAAGTTTCCACGGGAGGATTTCCGCAACTTTTGACATGCGTGGAGCAAATCTGAAAAGTGTATACGCACCAAACCATTGGGTGCAGGGGATGTACCTACAGGGGATAACAGCCACTAACTTGTCTGTTTCAAATCCTAAGATAGAAATCGGCAACTCCGCCACCGACTGGACTCCAGCTCCAGAGGACTTATCTGGAGCTACAGCTAAAGCACAACTAACGGCTGACCAAGCCACTACCAGCCTCAATAACTACAAGTCAGACGCAGATGGACGTATCAATAAAGCACAAGCGGACATCAGAGCTAACGCCGAAGCTATTAGCACCAAGGTCGCTAAGACTGATTATGATAAAAAGACTGGCGAACTAACAACCAGTGTTAATAGAGCGCAACAAACTGCCGACACAGCTACACAGACAATAGGCACTTACAAAGAGTCTAACGACAGGCGTGTACAGGCTGCTGAAACAAACATTCACACTAATTCGGAGGCCATTAAAGCAACCATAAGTAAGACTGATTTTGATAGGGCGACAGGGGAGCTAAGCGGAGATATTAGTACATTACAACAGCGTGCTGATGGGTTTGATGCAACAGTTACGAAGGTTAATAATTTAGCTGTTGGTGGACGTAACCTTTATATAACCGCAACACAAGTTGCGGGTTATGTAACGGCGGACAATGGAAGAATATTTGGTCAAACCTCTTTTAAAGAAATGTCGTCTAATTATATTGCTGTTTTGCCTAACACGACATACACATTTCAAGCGTGGGGTTCCTTATTGTCCGGACAACAATACTGGTCAGTTGTTGGACAGTATGGTTCAGATAAATCATTTATAAGTCGATTGGGGGGGTTATATGGTGTATCGCCAGTAACAACTGACGTACCAAACGACTATGAAAAAAGAGTATTTACAACCTCTGCCAATACTTACTTTGTTCGTGTGTCTAGTAGAACGTTCGGTAACTATAAGGTTAAATTTGAAAAAGGCAACATTCCAACAGATTGGACACCGGCGCCGGAAGATGTTGATACACAATTAGCACAAGTTAAGTTAACAGCTGATGGAGTTTACCAAACTGTAAACAACCCACAAACAGGGCTTAACACACGAGTTTCAACCGCCGAAGGTAATATCACCAAGGTTCAAGGCGCTGTCGGTAGTATGAGCACTACTGTTACTCAAACTGCTGATGGTCTTACACGAGAAATCGCAGACCGAAAAAATGGTGATCAAGCAGTTCGAACTGATATGGCTACATTGATCAACCAGCAGGTTACGTCGGTAACGAATGGTTATCAATCTGTTATCACACAAACTGCGGACGGTATTATTCAGCAAGTAGGTAACTTGAAAATCAGGTATGTCAGGTTCGCATCTGATGGCAATACGACGAATACAGGAAACCACTATCAAGAATTTGCACTGTATGCAACAAATGGCGCAAATTTGTTAGATGGTAAAGTGGCAACAACGACCGGTTATACGGTGCCTTCACAATATCAAATAGCTTCATTGACCGATGGGAATAAGGCAACTACGGCACAAATTGGTGACGGTGCTATGAGCGAGCAAGGACGTTGGGCTTTCTTTGATATAGGAAGTTTAGTGAATCCGGATTATGTTGCGATAACGCCGTACTACCAAGATGGTAGAAGACATCAAAATGTAGTGGTACAAGTTTCTGCCGATAATCAATATTGGCGGACGATATATCAAGGAGCTATTCAAACGGTTGCTGGTGATGTAGCACGCTCAACCGTACGTGTGCCAGTAAATGGTTCAAGTTTCACTTCTTTCATGGGAATGTTCCAAGATAATTGGGCAATTGGTATCAAAGATAATGCCGGTAATTTAATAAATGGAATTAACAGCGACCCTTCAGGAATGACAATTGCCGCCAAGAAATTAACGGTATCAGCGGACACGACGTTCTTAGGAACCAACTGGCTGAATGGCGCTGTCATCAAGGACGCGTCAATATCAAACGCGCAGATTGCAGATGCTTCGATCACATCGGCGAAGATTGTTAACCTTGACGTCAATAAAATTACAGGTGAAGTTGCAAACTTTATAAGAGCTTATTGGGACGGTCAGTATGGGTCAACTTCAATTACTTCGGAAGGTATGACGGTTAGTGCAGGTGTGACAACCACGGTGTTTGACGAAAACGGAATGCAGCTCAATAAATCAAACCGTTCGGTTGGTCGAATTGGTGTTAATGAATTATATCAAGACTTCTCAAAAAAGGGGCTTTATTTTGGGCTTGAATCAACTGGTGACTTCATGGCATGGGGGGCGCAGAATTATGCAGGAAATCCGTACTCAACCAAATTGAGTTGGTTCAGAGCTGGAGCAGTTCCGTCTAATCTTCCGGGACTAATTGAAGGATTTAATTTCGAAGACAATGTTGCGTTCATTAACCCAGTAGAAATGAGGGGCGGAATTAAATTGCAAGGAGCAAACGACAGATTGCTTGTAAGGGCATCGAATTTAAACGGAGGAAGTTATCCAACTTTCGGTGGTCCTTCTGCTTATTTTGTTTATGCAGGTTCCGACATTTATTTGTCGTCAAACGGAACAGCTATCAACCTTACAAAGATTGCTAAAGCCTTTGGTGGTATCAGAACAGCAGCTATACCAACCGGATTCAATAGCAACGGAACGGCTACTGGTTGGTATAACGTTGATATGGGTTAGAATTTAGGAGAAGAAAATGGATCAACATCAACAAATTATCCAAACGTTGGGTTTGGAAGTGGCAACACGTGCAATTGAGAATGCCGAACTAAAGGCACAGGTGAATACGTTACAAGCAGAAGTGCAAAACTTGCATGCACAATTAGCAGAACCAATGGAGGGACAACAAGATGAAGACTAATGTACGAATCGCAGAAGAACAAGCAAAAGAAGAGGAGAAATAATCATGAATATGACAGTTGGAGATTTACAATTTGGTTTCGTTGACGGTAAGTTAACGTTGAAGTACGCATCAGTTTCATTTAACGCAGGCACTTTTCCGAATAGTCTAAACGGTAATTTGCAAGTGACGCCAGAAGACGGTATTAATTCGACATCATCAGAAGATGACATCAAGGCAGCAGCTAAGAAGAAAATTCAAGCGCTTATCGCAGAAGCTCCGGCAAAAACAACGGAGGTATAATATGGCATTGCCACACGATTTGGTAGGTTGGCTCACGGTGGTTGGCTCATTATCTGGTGCGATGTGGTTTGTAATTCAAAACACATTCGTTAAGTCTATGAATAACTTGAATAAGGCGATTACTGGCTTACAAGAAACTTTAAAAATTTATGATCGTCGGATTGATGACCATGAGACACGAATTCGGTTGTTAGAAGATTGGAGAGAACATCACGATGACAATGAATAACCTAATAACCTTTGCAGAAGCGCTATGGCAATCAGGTATTGTCCCAGCGCTTTTAATTTTGGCCATTGGTTGGTTTTCAGAACGATTTACCCGCAATAAGAAGATTACAACCTTGTTAGGTATTGCAGAACATGCAGTGAATTGGGCTGAGGTTACATTTGACGGTGGACAAACACAGAAGGCTCAGGCCATCAAGATGATTTCAGATTATCTTATGAAGGCTGACAAGGCACACCTGTTCACTGCCAAGCAAATTGATGGGGCAATTGAATGGGCTGTTGCAAAGATGAAGGAGGCAGAGAAGTAATATGAATAAATTGCTAAAAAGCGCTTTGGCTTCGGCTGGGGCGCTTTTAATTATGGGATCAGTACCATCAGTACATGCTGCCAAAGGTGACTATGGTGTTGATTGGTCAATCTACCAAGGTTCGCAAGGTAAGTTTGGATATGGTCACGATAAGTTCGCAATCGCGCAAATTGGTGGTTATCACGGGTATATCTATGACCAATCTACTTATGCCACGCAAGTCCAGTACGCAATTGCTCAGGGCAAGCGCGCTCACACGTACATGTGGTGGCAAGATATCACTGATTATGCGACAGCTGATAAGGTATTGGACTACTTCTTGCCGAAAATTCAAACGCCAAAGGAGTCGATTGTCGCACTTGACGTTGAAAGTGGCGGACAGAACACTGACGTAATCATGCACGCATTGCAACGTATCAAGGACGCTGGTTACACGCCAATGGTTTATGGGTACAAGAACTACTTGCAAGCATCTACAGACTTGCAACGTATCGCCAATTCATACGAGCTTTGGCTTGCTGAATATCCAAACTATGAAGTTACGCCAGAGCCTAATTACAACTATTTCCCATCGTTTGATAACGTTGGACTGTTTCAATTCACATCAACTTATGTTGCCGGTGGTTTGGACGGTAACATTGACTTGAGCGGTGTTACTGATAATGGATACAAGAACGGTAATCCTAGCAAGCCAAACACGGACACGGCAGCTGTGAATGCCGGTAAGGAAGCCGACAACACTCCGAAGTCAGATATTGCAGCAGGAATGACCGTGAAGGTTAACTTCAGCGCTACGCACTATGCGACTGGTGAAACTATCCCAGATTTCATCAAGGGTGTGCCACACAAGGTGTTAGAAGTTGATGGCGACCGTGTGTTGCTTGATGACATCTATTCTTGGGTATCAAAGAAGAACGTCGAAATCTTGGATACCAATACACAAGCTAACACAGCCGAATTCAATGGCGTGTTCGTCTTGGATAGCTGGCAGTATGAATTCGGTGGCGTATACGCACGTAATGAAGATATGGCTATCCCAGTTGCCGACTACCACAACGATATGCCGGCGTCAGCAATCACATTGACGGACCGATTTGGTAACCCATTGACGGACCAAAACGGCCTTGGCAACAACGGAGTTCCGGAATACTTCACTTTGAATGGACGATACAAGGTACTACAACGTGTCGGATCATCAATTGAAGTAGATATGAATGGCGAATCAGTTTGGTTGAAGGCTGCATTCGCTAACTAGTTTTAAATTGGACCAACTTGCGAAATTGAAACTGATGCGCAAGTTGGCCCATGTATAAAATAAGCCCGCTGGACTTGGATTAACTTCCTTGTCTGGCGGGATTTTTTTGTTTTGTATACAAAATATTTGTTTGAAAATTGAAAAAATGACGTTTTTTAATTTTTAAACAAGACGTATATGTGATAATATTTAAAAAATAGATTTAAACAAGGAGGAGTATGTTATGTCAAAATATAAGTTGCTAAAGCAATTTGTTTATACCGTTGAAGATAAGTCATTACCTCACAAAGCGATTGCAGACAGAGAGTATAAGCAACGTATTAATGGGTATTCCACAATAGTTACTCAACTAAGACCAAAACTCATGGATGAAGACGGAGCATCAAGTAATGTTGATCCGATATTCTTTGTTGAAACGACAAAAATCAATGAGCTAATCTCAAAAATTTATAGAAATTCGAAATTGATAGTCAATTTAGGGCAAATACTACCGGGTGTAGCTAAAGATAGTTTCATCAACACATTATTAATAAATGAAATTCACTTTACTAATGAAATTGAAGGGGTGGTAACTGATCGTGAAGAAATTGGAACAATAGTAGGAAATAATAAAAAAATAAGCAGAAGTAAAAGGCTTTCTTCAACAGTAAATATGTATATCGATACTATAAGTCAAAAGTCAAAAAAAATCTTAGAACTCAAAGATTTTAGAGATATTTATGATGAATTGTTAGAAGGAGAAATTTTAGATCAATACAAGCCGGATGGTAAGTATTTCAGAAATGGATTCGTACGTATTGGTTCTGAGTCAGAAACAGTGCACGTACCTCCTACTAATGAGAAAGATATATTGGTTGCTTTAACTAATCTAATGGATTTTATGAATTCTCATGACATCGATCCGGTTTTAAAGTCATTGGTAACGCATTTTATGTTTGAAAATACACACCCTTTTTATGACGGTAATGGTAGAACGGGAAGATATTTACTCTCATCATATATTTCTTCAAAGGTAGATAAGTTTTCTGGATTATCAATTGCAACAGCAATAAGACAGCATAATAGTAAGTATTATCGTACTTTTAAACAAGCTGGTAATATGTTTAATAGAGCCGATTTAACGATTTTCTTAGAAGATATGTTGGATATTATCGTTTCTGGACAAGAAGATGTAATTCAGGACTTAATAGGTAAAAAAGAAAAATTAGATATAATAGACAGGAATCTAAATGAAAATTCTAGTTTTTCTAGTTTAGGTAAAACTATATTGTATATGATTGCTCAATCTCAATTGTTTAACATCGTTGACTCAACAGCAATTGAAGATCGCGAAATAGTGCATATCATAAATCAAGATAAAATTTCAGTTGCGAATATACAAAAAGAAATTAAAAAACTGACTAACGAAGATATTCTGATTCAAACTTCAAAAAGCCCCTCAAGACACATTATTAGTAAGGAATTGTGGCGTGAATTGCTAAACTAGCTATTAGAAAAAATAGCAAATAAATTAAGCCCGTCTGGACTAGGTACAAAAGGTACTTAATCTGGACGGGCTTTTTATTGTACAATAATTAGGTGAGAAATGTCGGGCCATACCCTGCAAACTAAAATTGGATTCAGATTAGTTTGCGCCACTAAATACGAGGCTTAATATTTGCGCCATATTTGCGCCAGTGAACTCTCAAACTACTGGTGTATAAGCATTTACACATTCCCACGTACAATGAACCGTTTGTGGCCATAAGCTTAAATACAAACATTAATAAACCGCTGAAGACAGTCGTTATAACTGTTTTCAGCGGTTTTTTATCGTAGTGATTATTTTGGTTGCTTGTTTTTCTTTTTTCGACGACCGATAAAGAATAGTGCTACCAACCAGAACCAGGGACGTAGCCACAATGGGCGATTATCATTATTATCCATGTTGCAAATCCTCCTATAACGTTTAGCGTACTCTGAATATGACCATCGCGTTGACGGAAATATGGGGGTATAATAGAAAAATCGAAAAGTATGGGGTACATGCTTTCAAATTTTAGTTAGGGGAACGTATGACAGATAAATTAAATTTTGCAGCGTTTATGCAAGCTGGTACAACGAGCATCAGTAACTATTTACTACAACATTACCGTGACCTTGGCATGACGAACGAAGAATTGCTTGTTTACGTGCAAACGAAGGCAGGTATTGATCGTGGCGAACTAGAACCTAGCACGCAAAAAATTGGGGAGACACTTGGCTGGGATGCGCAGACGGTGTTTGGACACCTTGAGGCAATGCGCGCCAAGGGATTGGTTAATTTTGTTAGTATGCGTGATGGTGCTGGTCGCGTTAGCACACAGTTGGATTTCCAACCACTATATGACAAGTTGGTTTCTGAACCAGGTAGTGATACGATGACTGCGGCGCAGCGTGTTGCCACGCAAGGTCAACCGGTAACGCATCAGGACGATTTGAGTCGTGCAGCGATTTATAACTTAATCGAGCAAGAGTTTGGTCGTCCGTTAAGTCAAATGGAGATGGAAACTGTTAAAAACTGGTTTGACGTGGATCATTTCAAGCCCGAATTTATCAAAGCAGCGGTGCAGGAAGCGGTTTTGAATGCTGCCTTAAACCTGCGTTACATTGAGACCATTCTGGTGGCCTGGCAGAAGAAAAATTATCGTTCAGTTCAGGAAGTTCGCCAAGAACGTCAAAAGCGGACGCAATTCAAGCAGTTGAATTCAGATGAAAAAGTCAACATTCCAACGAATGTTGATATTTTGAATACTGACTGGTCAAAATTTAAATAA